GCTTAGCGAATTAGCCACCACGGTCGCCGGGCGCGTGAACGTCTTGCTCGCGCTGGTGTAGACGCAATCGCAAATCTCCCACTCGCTCATGTCGAGCGATTGGGCGTAGACGCGATAGGTTACGCCATCGACCGCGCCGGCCGAAGCCGGGCTCTGCATGTCCGTGGTCGGCCCCGGATAGACGAAGTTGGCGAGACCGCCGAGCGCGTTGGTGAAGCGGAGCGGCCCAAGCATCAGACCGCCATCTGCGCGAGCCGGCTCGGTCCGGGCCCGTGCTGGTCACCGCGATCGTTGGCCGGCGGAGGGATCTGCCGGGTGCCAGCGCCGCCCCCGGCCGCAACTCCAGGGGCGGCGCCGGTGGGCTCTCCGCCCATGCCGCCGCCTCCAGTGGGAGACGCACCTTCCGGCGGCTGCATTGGTGAACCGTCGGGATTGAGGCCGGCAGCGGCGTTCCGTCGGTCGTTGAGGTCGTGGGCGTGCTGGAAGCCCTTGTCGAGCGCCTGGCCGATCTGGTCGACGTGGCGGTGGTGCAGGTCGAACAGGCCAATGGCCTTGTCGAGCTCAAGATCCTCGATCGCGATGCCGACCTTGGCGGCATTGGACAGCGCATCGAGGATGGCCTTCTTGGCCAGCGCCTTGTTCTTCTCGGTCTCCGACTTCAGCTTGTCGATCTGCGGCTGCATGGTCGGATTCGGCTGTTGCCCCTCGCCCTTCTTGACGAAGCGCTTGCCGCCGTCGCGGTAGCCCGCGGCGCCGAACACCTCCTCCATCACCGCCTCCCAATCCATCACCACCTTCTGGGCGGCGAAGTCGGGCGATAGCTGCAGGAGCGGCATGGCGACCTGCACCGCGCTCTGGAACTTGGCGAGACGCTGCTGCGGGTCGCCGGCGCCGAGGCCGGCATTGACGCGCACCGCGATCGACTGCTCCAGCATCTCGTCGGTGATCTGGTCGATGCCGAACTTCTGGAACAGCTTGGCGCGCTCGCCGCACAATTCCAGCACGGTCTGGTCGCTCTCGTAGAACTGCTCCAGCTTGACGATCTGGCTGAGCACGGGCTCCACCCATGTCTCGATCCAGATGCGGATGTCGAACTCCTGCACCGCGTTCGCAGCGCCAGCGGCGAGCTTCAACCCGCCGAGCGTCTTGCCGAGCGCGTTGTTGTCCTGCACTGTGCCGTAGTTCTGCTGGCCGGACAGGTCATCGAACTCGATGTCCAGCTTCTGGGTCATCGCCACGACCTGCTGCGGGAAGGTCGGCGTCTGCTCCCACGTCACATCGTCCTTGTCCTGCACCATCACGGCCGAGCCCTGGCCGCGGCGCTTGAGCTGCTCAAGGTCGACATTCTTGCCGCGCACCACCTTGGTCACCGGCATGATGTTCTGCTTCAGGGCGTCCAGCGACAGGTTGCGAATGTCGTTGGATTCCTGCTGCAGCATGCGCCAGCTTTCCACGTTCGACATCGGGAAGATGCGGAACGCCTCCAGCGCGCCATAGCCCATCACCAGCGGCCGCTCGCCGCCCTGCTCGGGGTAAACCTCCGCGACCGGCTTCGGGTCGGTCAGGAGCGCCTTGTCGCCGATCGAGAAGAAGCACCAATCCTCGCCGGCGACGCGGATGAAGTTCTCCCACACCCAATAGATGCCGAAGGTGCGGGCGGTCTGGCTCTCGTCGAAGCGGTCGAGGCCCTGCTCGCGCGCGCGGCGGATCGACTGCATCTGCTGGCCTTCATCGCCAGTCTTAAGCACCGATTCCGGCAGCTCGTTCCACGGGTTGCGCGGGTCGCGCTGCTTACGGCGGATCTCGTCAATCCGCATCGGGTATTTCAGCGTGACGTAGGCGGCGTCCTGGGCCGGATTGCGCCAGTCCGCAGCCGGGTCGATCGTGAAATTCTCCGGCGGCATCAGGTCGCATTCGGGCCGGTCGATGTCCGGCTCGAACACGTCGCGCGACAGCTTCTCTCCGGTCTCCTCGTCGTCATAGTCCTCGGTACCGGCGCGCTTCAGCTCCAGCTTCCAATACTGCTTCGACATGCAGATGCCGGTCAGAAGCGAGGTCTGGCGCGCGCCCATCGCCGTGTGGAACCACGCCATCGAGGCTTTGCCGGAGGCGCGATCGGTGCGGTAGTTCACCAGCTCCTTGAGCACCGCGGCGGAGGCGCGCTGGATCGGGTCGGCCTCGTTGCCGGCCATGCAATTGACGGCATCGATCGAGCCGAACAGCGAGGCAGCGGTTGCCGCCATGTCCTTGCGCATCGCGGTGCGCGTCTTCGGGATGAAGAAGCGCGAGCGGTTCTTGTAGTCGCTCGACTTGTACTTCGACTGCGAGAAATGCTCCTGATGGTAGGCGTGATAGGAGCGTTCCCACGAGGCGCGGTTGACCTGATTGACGTAATGCAGCGCCTGGGTATCGGCCTCGCGCACCATCCGCAGGAAGTCGGCACCGCTCGGCTTCTCGTCGAACGGGTTGGGATCGTGCTGCTCGGCGCCTTCCTGCCCCTCGACAACGAAGCCGCTCTCGGCCCGTGCCATGGTCTCGCTGGCGGCATCATCCTGCGCCGCAGGCGCGGTCGGCGCCGGGTTGGTGAGACCGTCTTCGCCGGGAGGGGTGGAACGGAGCATTACTGAATCCGCTTGTCGTCAAAGTGGAAGTTGGCGCGGTTCGCCTTGGCGAGCTTGAGTGCCGCCATGTCGAACTTGTCACGCGGCAGGTGCATGCGCTCCAGCAGCTCGCCGGCGTAGCGCACGATCAGCTCCGGCGTCAGGTCGGAGAACTGCTTGAGGTTGATGACGTAATGCAGCGTCTCGCCCATCAGCTCCGGGATGGAGAAGCCGACGACGCCCTGCTTGGTGTCGGCGAACGACTTCCACGAATAGCCGAAATAGTGCTTGTTCAAGAGCTCGCCGATGCCCCTGGCCACGCGCATGTCGAAGCCTTCGTAGTCGTCGCTCTTGCCATCGAGCGGCGGCACATAGACCTGGCGGACGATCGCCGAGTCCTTGCCGCCGCCCTCGATGACGGCGATGTCGGTGGTGACGGGATCGGTCACTGCTCGGTCACCTCTGAGACGGTGACGTTGATCTCGGTGCCGGCCGGAATCACGGTGTCGGGCTGCACCGCCTTGCCGTCGAGACCGATCACAGCCACACCCTTGTCGATGGTGCGGAATTTCGGCTCCGGCCGCGCGCCGGCGAAGCCGAGGCCCTGCACCATCATCTTGAGGTTGGCCAGTTCGGCCTTGACCTCGTCCAGCTCGTGCACCAGCGCATCGAACTCGCTCTTGGCGACGGTCTCGACCTCGTCGGCGAGGCTGGCGCCGAGGCCGCGCAGCACGCCATAGACGTGCTCGAAGCCAGCATTGACCTTCTCGGCGACGCTCTTGGCGCTGTCACCGTGCTCGGTGCCAAGGCCCTGAGCAAAGCCGTGATAGTCGGAGGTGGGCGGAACGATCGGAATGAACATGACTGGTCTCCTCAATCGAAGTCTGGATTGTCCTTGGCCGGCGAATACGGGCCTTGGATTGCGGTGTTCTCATCGAAGCGGCGGCCGTTCGAGAACTGGTAAAACGGCTCCTTGCGCTTGGAATGCTCGAACGCAGGATCTGCGCGGAGCACCAAGACGCGGTACGGTACGTCGAGTGTGCGCACCTTGGTCGGCGGGGTGTAGCGAGCCATGTCAGGAATCCATGAAGGTTCGCGGCTCGGCTGCAGCCGCCTCGAACGGCACGGGGCGGGTCGGCTCCATGTCGTAGATGCGGCTGACAGCGTCGAGCAGGTCGTCGTGGGGCGCGAACGGGTGGAGACGATGCTCCTCCATGAACACGCGGGTCAGGTCGTAAATGTCCCCGTCCTCGTTGCGGCGCTTGAGCGCCGTCACGATCCGGAATTTCTGCATGGTCGCCTCCATCGCGCGCTGCGACCGGGTGAGGCCCTGCATGCGGCGATAGACGACGGTGCCGACGGCCGGATTGTCGGCCATGCCGGCGGCGACCGCCTCCTTGCTGTTCTCTTCGGTCCAGACCTCCCACAGCGCCGACTGGCTGATGCCGCCGCCGTGCTCGGGGTGGTAGATCACCGCCGGCAGGTAGAACAGGCCGCGGTTGAAGTCCGGCTCCAGGCGCGAGATGCGATCCGACTTCGAATAGGTGCCGTCGCGGGTGGTCGCCAGCTCCTCGATCGCGAAGATGTCGTTGTCGCGCTCTTGGTACTCCTTGATGACCTCAAGGTCGACCTGCATGCCGTACTGCTCATAGCCGATGCGCACATGCTGCACGCCAGGGTGCGCGGTCCATTTGTCGCGCAGCTGGCAGATCAGCTCGTAGCGCCGCGACAGCTTCATGCGGTGGCAATAGCCGTCGAGCAGGTACTTGTTGCCGCCGATGTCGATGCCGACAACCGCGATCGCGGTGCGGTCGCTTCGCTTGGTCTTGCCCTTGGAGGGGTCGACCATGATGTAGACGTTCATCACCGTCGGGATCACGTCGTAGTGCCGCAAGGACAGCGGCGAGAACGTCGATTCGTTGCCGGCCAGCGGGTTGAGCAGCATCTGCGCGTTGACGGTGTTGCGCTGCGCCAACTTGACCTCGTCCCAGCGCTTCTGACTGAGCATCACCGGCTTGCCGGTGAGCTGGCCGTTATCGGTGGCCGGATGGATGCGGGTCTTCAGGATGCCGCGGTCGATCATGATGCCGTAGGTGTCGGCATACGAATAGCGCGTGCCCTGGTGCCACTTGCGGGTCTCGCCGGCGGTGCCGAGGTTGTCCGACAATTCCCAGCGCTCGGTGACCTTCTTGACGATGTCCGGGTTGGTCACCATCGACTCGTCGACAAGGTCGTCATAGTCGAGCAGCTGATAGTGCTTGCCAGTACGCATGCCGTCGATGACGCCGAACGCCTCGATGGTGGCTTCCTTCGGGTTGCCCTTGCGCTTGACGATGATGCCCTTGTCGACCGACCATTGCGGGGACTGCTTGCGCGGCTCCTCCCAGAACACGTCATGGTGCAGCCGCTTGAGCTTCTCGTTGCTCTCCAGTTCCTCCATGATCTGCTTGAGGAACGGCTGTGCCACCTTGTTGGTGCCGCTCATGATCGCGATGGTGATCTCCGGGTTGCGGATGATCTCCTGAATGCAGCCAGCGAAGGTGCAGATCGTCGATTTGTAGTGGTAGCGCGCCCACAGATCGAGATGACCGTCGGTCGACGCCTCGACCTCGCGGCAGCGATCGAACACCCACGGGTGCCATGCGTCCCTGCGATTGCAGGTCATGGTCAACAGGTAGTAGCGATCGTTGGCGTTGAGCAGCGCCTTATCGACGTCGGGCCTTGTGGCCTCGACCCACAGATAGAACTCGATGGTCTCGCGCAGATCGAAATAGGGCAGATCGTTGACGATCATCTGCCCAAATTCTGGGTTCGCGAGGTAACGAGTCCCCTTAAGTTCCCGCACCTTCACGGAGCTTGGCCTTGAACTCGTTGAAGCTGGTCACCAGCGCCGGCTCGACCTTGTCCAGCGGGTTGACCGTCTTCATCGCATGGCCGCCCGGGCTGATCCCGTCCGCCTGCACCTCGCCCGGCTTCGGCAGGACAATGTCGATCGAGGGGCCGCCGGACAGCTTCGATGCGATTGTGGTGGCATCGATGAAAGCCGCTGCGTCGCGCACGTTGGCGAGCAGAGACGGGTTCTCCGCGTAAAACTCCATCAGCGCGACGTTGAACGCCATGCGCGTCCGGTTCTCGGTGATGGCGAGCTGCGTCGACGAATTATCATCCTTCAGCAGCTCGCGCATGCGCGTCATCAGCGTGCGCTCGACCTGCGCGACCGTCTTCTCGGTCTTCTCGGCGATCGCCTCCGGAGAGTGGTTCGGCGCCTTGCGCTTCTCGCGCCGGTCCTCGTTGCGGGCCTCGGCCGCCTTGGTCGTCGATTGCTCGACCACCATGCTGAGTCCGAGCTTCTTGGCCCAGCGCTGCGAGGTGGCGACCGACGGCGCCAGATAGTTCTGCGCGGCGAGCTCCAAGCAGACGGTCCGCACCGACGGGTTGCGATTGCGACTCTTCATGTAGAGCCAGACGCGCTTGTAGTCCTCCTCGGTGGCGCGCCTGCCGGCGCCGTCCGGCATGTCCTCGAACTGGTCCTTGGTCATCCCTGTTGAACCTGCGATGTGAAGTCGAGCGGCTCCGCGGCTCCGCGGATTCCGAGGGTCTGCACGGGGCCGGTGACCGGCTTCGGGTTCAACTCCTCTTTGGGCGTCAACTTCTTGGTGACGGTGGAGACCGCGTTGCGGGCGGTCTCGGTGATCTTGTCGCCGAGCGATGGGCTCGGGCCTGCGTCGGCGACTTTCGCCGTGAAATCCAGCGGCTCCGGCGCCTGTCCGGTGACCTGCGCCGTGAAGTCGAGCGGCCCGGCGCTGGTCTGCCCGGTACCGCCATATTTGGCATAGCGGCGATCGATGTCCGGCATGATCGAGCCGGTGAGCTTGCCGATAGTGCCGGCCCGGTCGAAATGCGGATTGAGCGAGCGCTCATAGGGCGTGAACACTGCCGAGACCGGCGTGTTCGGGTCCATACTGAGCGTCCGCGCGCCGCGCTGCCCTCCGAAATGGTGACCGAGATAGGCTTCGGTGTCGGTAGGATCGCGGCCGAGCGTCCGCTTCATCTCGTCCTTGAGCCCGCGATAGTAGCGCGCGAAGCCACGGGTCTGCTCATACGGGTCGGCGGTGTCGCCGATGCCGTATTGCCGCCGCAGCGCGCCCGACATCTGGAAGAGACCATAGATCGACTTCGAGGCGCGCGCGTTCGGGTTGAACGAGCTTTCCCGGCTGGCCCAGGCAAGTGCGGTAGCAGGATCGATGCCCTCCTCTTGAGCGGCGCGAACGATCGCCGCTTCAACAGGCGTCATCGAATTTCTCCATGTTAGATGGGCTGCTCAGTTTCCCTGAG